CAAACTGTTTTGTGCTTGTTTGCAGGATAGAATTTGCCGCAATTGCATCTTGGTTCGTTGCAATCTGCGAGATGTTATTTGCCTGATCGAGGGTGACGTTGTCAGTCACTCGCTCGATGTCAGACACGCGCTGTTGGAGCGTGGCGACCGTAGTCGTAGATGCCGCGCCACTGACCTCGCTGACATCAAGTGGGTCAGAGCCTGATGCGACAGTAAAGTCGGTGATGTCGCCATTGCCATCGATGATGATCGCCGCTAGCTTGGCAATCTGCTCCGCAGTCAATCCAGTGCCGCCACTTCCAATCTGTGCAATCTTGGTAGTCAAGTAGTCACCCGGCAGAACACCCTTTCCGCCCTTGCGACCTGGTAGGGTATCATAAGCCTCGTGGCTGTCCTCAGATACAATGGATGTAAACGTCCGATCTACCTCGTAGGCAGTGAACAGCATAACCCCCTGCATGAGGTTGTGACTGCATGAGGTCACCTGCATAATTGGCTCTGAAGTACCCTCACTTATTTTGACCCGGCGTGTGGGAGTAATGATCTCGGTGTGATGATCCCGCGTCAGCACCTCCATATCGAAGGTGTTGATTGTCACATATCGGTTGCTCATGTGAGCCTTGGCGACAAGTTCCAAGTTCTTGCTTCCCGAACTGCTTGTTGGGAAAGCCTCCATGGACTCGCTGAACCAGTGATCACCATAGACAGATGCACGGTTGGTTGTGCGATGACCATCACCAACAGCCAGTGCGCCCATCTCACCATACATATCGTCAGGGCGCGTTCCTATGAGCGTCTCCCCAACGTCAATGGTCTCCGTTCCATTGGCATCGTCAAGGTTGGCAAAGTAGAACGTGTCTTGGTCGAAGTCCTCGTCACCATTGAACAATTGGAAATCACGGACAATGCATTGGAATGGGTCAGAGTTATTTGCAGTTGTGCCTGTGACGCTCTGTCCAGTGTTCTTGTAGACCTTGACCTCAACATCGATCTGTACACTTGTGTGCTCCGCCACCGCATCCGGGACAGGCGGAAGGACAATGTCCAACTCCAGCGTCCTCTCGTAGCTTCCATTCATCTCCGAGTTGGACGACTTCATCTGATTCGGGTGGTTATTCGCCCGATACGTCATGAACCCTACGGGGTACTCGGTCACCTCGCCCGTGCCATCATCGTATTCGATGGTATCGTGCGTCTCCTGCAAGTATTCAGGCAGAAGCAATGGAATCTCAAAGCGGTCTGTGCTCGTCTGCGTCCACTCAACCGCACTGCTTATTTGTACAGGCAACCAGCCTGTAATGTCGTTTCCTGAAGGGCGAACTACGTTGCCTACGGGAATGCGTATTGTTCCGAAGTCGCTGTCATTGGTGAAGTCCGATGAGGACATCAAGGTGACATTCTGCTTGAGATAGTAGTTGCCTACTTTGATTTTAAAGACCAGGACGGGCTGTTCACCTACCCAATCATCATCGCCACTGCCGAGCAGATCGTGCGTGAACGTGACCTTGCCCCGAAGGTTCAACTCGGAATCGGCTACCACAATTGCCTCGCTGTTGATCAGCGGGAAGTTGTAGCCGTAATTGACAGTCAGGTCATTGTTGACGGGATCAGGAACCACAGCCCCTGATACCGCTCCGGTTACACCGTTGATGTAGCCGATTTTATTGTGTTTTTGACTAAAGATGAGTGGCGCACCACCGCTTAAATGCGTGACTGAAACTCGCTTGACAGCAGTCAAATACGACCTACTACTGCTGATCAGGTATTTCTGATCGTCCTCGTTGCTGTAGTCAAGGTAGTTGGACAGCGTAGTCCCATCTGCCCATCCGGAAGGTTGGCTGTATGCACTGTACAGATATCCTGTAGTGATCATACTGCGTTTGTCAGCCACCCACTTCCTGCGGCTGTTGTTGACGCTGTCGCTCTCTTGCATGAACGGCGACCGTACATTGAACAGTCCGCCGCTATGGTGTAGGGTAGCACCCATGGTCACCATGATGTCCTCAAGTATCTGATAGCAAGTACTGCCGTTGGTGACAATTTTGCTTTTGCGATACCACTCGCCATCGTAGTCGCGAATCTCATACCACACACGCTGGTCGCACCCTGTCTTGTCCAAGATGGATTTGATCTCGTCGGGATCGGCGGTTTCATCAATGTGGTTCCAATGAAACAGGTCAAGTTGCTCGGTGAAGTAATTCTCTTGAGCGTCCCACAGGGCATTATGCGGAAGGCGATTCAAGCACCTTCCAATCTGAACGCGCAACGGAGCGAAGCTACTGTTGGCGACAGTGCCTTCGAGACCATCATCAAGGTAGTCTGAATCGTCCGTGGGATTCAGGTACGGTTGGTCTTTAAGCAGAGCAAGACCATCCGTGAATGTCATCTTGACCTCAAGCGGATAACAACTAAAGGCATAAGTGATTGCCTCGTTGACCGCTGTCCCGCGCCAATAGATGTCCCAATTGCTATCGGTAGACAGGTCATTAGTCGTGCCATTGTGCCTGTAGATTTCACAGCACAGGCGATGCTCCTTCCACTTCTTGAAGGCATCTATTAGTCCGCGCTGGTCCTCTTCAAGGAGGGCAGTGATCTCAAATTTCGAGCCTATGATGGGTTGCGCAAGTTGACTTGAATCGCCCTCCCACGACAGCACAGCCGATTCGTGGATGACATCCATCTCCAACGGGAGGAAATTGAATCCAAAACCGTAAGTGGTGTTGTCTTCCGATAGGTTCTCACCGTAGTTTAGATCGACGATGTCAAAGCGGAAGGTGTCACCGCTCTGACTGCTGAATTGAGCCGTGTATACTGTAACTACTGCCATGTCAGATGATTCGCTGTTGCATTCGCGCTCCGCGCATATTGCTCAAGTGTATGTCCTCTCCTCGTATAGAACCGTAGACCCTGGTCGAGCCTCCGTTCATTTTGCTCATGATAGATGGCAGTCGCTCAAGCGGGATGATTGCCTCACGACCGGAGCGGTTGTCGCCGACCGTCACAACCTGCTCTCCAACCGCGATACCTCCTTTCGCCATTTTTGGAATGTTGCCAATGAAGCCGGACAGGACACCTGCACCGACACCGAGTGCCGCAAGCTTCAAGAATGGATCGGGGATGGTCTTACTGGTCATGACCGACTTGGCGTACAGCAAGTACAGTTGCGTAATCAGTCCCGAAAGAACACCCGTAGTAGCTTCCAACATCGCCTTGCCAGCATCCTCACCGGACGCGGCAACCGCACCCAAAGCCTGACCAACCTCCATACTGCCTTGAATGAGTGCTTCATTGCCTTTTGCGATTGCCGCTTGTTCAAGTTTCTGAATACGCTCCGCCTCCGTGAGTTGTTCAACCTGTTGTACGAGTTGAGCGTAGGTGGCAGTCAGCGAGGCGATCACACCTTCCTGACCTTCAAAGCCGCTTGACAACGAGTCAATAAGGCTCTTAGTAGCCTTCATCTCGTTTTTGGCATTTTGCAAAGGAGTTATGGCTCCTTCCTGCAATGCAAGCTTGGATGACGCAAGAGCACTTTCCATCTTCTTAAAGACCTTGTCCAGCTTGTCCTGCTGTTCGATCTCATCGATGGTTTTCTGCAAGCGTTCCATCTCGCTGACGACAAACTCGATACTGCCGCCCATTGATTCACCTTCCGATGCCGCAGTAATAAGCGATCCAAGTGCAGTCTCAAACGCCTTGAGGTTCTCCTTCGCCGCCTCCTCCGCCGTCAGTCCAAGGTGAGCCATCCTCATCTCGGTCTCGGACAGGGCGTTGCCCAAGGTGGTCATTGCCTTCTCGCCCCTGGTAGCATCTGTGCTCAAGTCGAGCGCGGCTCCAGTTTCGACAGCCTCACCCGCACCACTACCCGAACCGGACAGACCTGTCAACAAACCAAACAGCCCCTGATCCTTCATGAGTTCTTGCAAACGCTGTCCTTGTGCTTCTATGTTGTCTATTTCAGTCTGTACCGCCGCGCTATCGCCCTCAAGGGATCTGACTAAGCTATCTGCCGCAGTTGCCTGAGCCGTCTTACCACTACCTGCAAACATGAAGTCATTTTTTACGCCTGAAAAAGACGTAGTCGCTTGCATACTGTTTCGATTCTCTGCTTGGGCTTTTGACTGGGCTGAAGCAAGTTTCCGTGTGACTTCGTCTTGACGAATCAAAGCTTCGACTCGTTGCTGTTCCAGCTTATTCAACTCCGCCATGAACGCTTTTGCGCGTTCAATCTTCAGCATACTCTCAAACATTTGATCGTATGCTGTTTTAAGGTCGCTTATGGTTGTCTTTTCTGCATCAAGTTCACTGAAGTAATCAGGTTGCAACTCGTTCAACTTGTCAAGAATGTCTTGCTTCTCTTCCAAAGTGCGATTCTCATTCTTGTACGCATCAATCAGAAGACGAATCTTCGACGTGTTCTCAACGGTGTTCTCTGCCGCGCTTCGCTCGGCATCACCAAGCCGCTCTGACAAATCAGCCAACTTCTCTGCGGGCTTGTATGCCTGGTACAGCGCAAGACCCAAAGCGGCAACGGCGGCAATAATTAATCCTGTTGGGGATGCCAAGTATGCAATACTTGCCGCAAGTCGCGGGAACACCAAGGACAATCCGGGTATGATTTGCATCAACTTGCCCATAGCAAGCAACAGCGGACCGACTGCGGCTACAAGTGCGCCAAAGGCTATGATTGCACCATGAATGACGGGGTTCAGTGCGGCAAAGCCATTGGCAAGGTAGATAAAGGCTTGAGCGACAGTATTCACCATGGGGAGCAGTGCTTTACCCATCTGAATACTCACGTCCTCAAGTGCCGACTTCAACTTGCGTTGCATAGCAAATGACGTGTCATCCATGGTCTCCTGCATGATTGCAAGAGTGCCTGACGACAACCTCATCTGCTTCTCCAACTTGAAGAACTCTTCGCGGTTCTGCTGGAGTACAGGTATGGCGGTGGCGGCTCGAATCCCAAAGCGTTCAATAGCCTCGCTCATCGTCAAGTTGCTATTGATCAACTCGATGAATTTGTCGTGGACATTCCCGCCCTCCTGCGCCAACTTGGCGAAGATCATCCGCAGACGAGTACCTGCGATTGAACCCTTCACGCCCGTATTGGCAAGGACACCCATTGCCGCACTCAACTCCTGCATACTCACGCCACTAATCGCCGCTTGCGATCCCGCGTACTTCATGGTCTCGGCAAAGGACTCGAAATCCAATGCCGACTTGCTGATAGCAACAGCGATTATGTCATTGACCTCTCCGATCTTTTCCGCTTGCAGTCCGAAGGTTCGGAGCGCGGCTCCCGACACCTCGGCGGCGCGAGGTAGAGATGCCCCAGTCACCTGCGCGAGAGACAGGGTGCTTTCGGTTACCTTGATGATTTCATCTGCCGTGAAACCCAGCTTGGCAAACTCCTCAGATAGCTGTCCAACCTCACGCGCAGTGAAGATGGTCGCCGCACCTAGTCTCTCGGCGTTTGATGTAAGCTTACTAAACTGATTGCCTGTAGAACCGCTGATAGCGGCGACACGAGCCATCTGATACTCAAAGTCGGTGGCTGTCTGCGTGATCTGCCTACCAATCAGGGCAAGCGGAAGCGACAATCCGATGGTCATGTCCTGCCCCACTTGGGACAGTTGACGACCAACGTTCTTCATTTTCTTCTCGGTCTCACCAAGTGCTCTCTCAAACTTGGTGCTGTCCAAGGACAGTATGACCGATAGTTTACTGACTTTCTCTGCCATCCTTCTGTGCGACGAGCCTGTTAGCCCAGTCGTTAGCAAGTTCCTCTACCTCCCCTTCTTTCGGGCGAACAAACTTTGCTTTCTTTTTCTCCTCGCCGTAGGGATGGAAATCGGATGGCTTGTAGCCCTGTGGTCGCTTCTTGCTGTCCCGGTTAAGGTTGGCATGGAGCGACATCAGGCTTGCCGTATGCCACCAAGCGCGGGAATCCGCCTCCCGGATTGACCGCGAGTAGCTGACGAACTCGAAGAAGGTGAGCGACCAAAACTGATCCGGCAACAAACCGCAAGAGAGTCCCTCTGCGTACAGTTCGTGCCAGGTGGTTGCCGAGTCTCGACCGCTTACTTCTTTCCCTCCTCGCCCTTCTCCTCTTCGCCGTTAAACACCTTTCCGACCCAGCTTACGTAGGTAGGCAACTTTTCGGCATCGTCGAGGATGTGCGCAGAGAAGTACTCATACGCAGGAAGGTCGTCAGTGGGTTTGTTGTTGAAGTGGTGATGGTTGAGAACTCCATAGTACAACACGCCGGGCAGGTACTGCACAGGACGTGTAGCGAGAGCGGCTTGCAACTGATCAAGAGACAAGTCATGCTTCTCACACAACATACGGAAGGCGTTCATAGACAAGTGGCACTCGAATTTCTTCTTGCCAATCGTCAATTGGAACTTGCCGGAAAGAGAGTTCATATTCGGATATTTGCCCGAATATACTACATCAGAGTGTAGTGATGTCGCCTACCAGTTCAATAGTGCCGCTGAAAGTAGCAAAATCATCCACTGAAGAAGACATCTCGAAACTGGTGAGGTAGCCCTGTGCGGCATACGCTTGAGTTGAAGTAGATGTGCTTGCCCAGCAAGCGGTAATCTGACCTTTGTCCTTGAACTTGTCAAAGATGTTTTCAATGCTCACAGTGCTGGTCACAGCGGTGAAATCCACAACGCCTTCAAAACTCAATGAGCCGCTTTGAGTTCCTGCACGAAACGCCCTGGTCGGAGTCAAAAAGGGTGCGGAAGTTCCTGTCGCTCCGGTAGCGGCTTTGTAGTTGACCTCAAAAGTTGCATTGCTCAAGCTCAAACCTGCTGATGTGCTATACGCAATGGGTTTCATGCCACTAACAGTGGCTGTCTCTGCGGGATCAACACTACCGACACCACTATTGGAGGTGTCAATATAGATGACACAAGTGTTTGAATTGACTGTAGCCATATTAGACGAAGTTTGGGAGTCCGGTCATTTCAAAAGAAGCAGAGAACGTTGCAAAATCGTCCATTCCCGCACTGATTTCATAACCAGTACAGAAGCCAGTGAAGCACACACCATTAGTGCCATCACTCCAACAAACAGTGATCTGAGTCTTGTTGTTGAAGTGAGTAAAGAGAACGGAGCCGTCATTAGCCAAGTCCTCATCGACCACGCCTTCAATGCTCGCACTACCACTGGTCGTTCCGACAGCAAAGTCGCGAGTAGTGTCGCAATTGTCGGGATCGTCAATTGAAGTGACCTCAAAGGTCGCGTTGCTCAAACTAATTGAGGCACTCGTGACACCTGCGATTGCAGTACCTGTAATCGTGGTAGGAGCCGTTGTGCCTGTCCCGACATGGAGTGTAACGCAATTTCCGTTGACTGCCGCCATCTCTTGTTCTTTTGCGCAATGTTAGCCGGAGTCACCCACGAAAAGACAAACCAAGTTCGATTAAACGCCCATGATGATGTTGAACGACATTGCGACGATGTAGAAGTCGTGCAACTCGTGAGCATCGGTCATTACGTCCATAAGACTGCACTGCCCGAAATTGTAGGTTACACCATCGACTGTCACCGATCCATCGAACTCCGACAACGCCCGCTTGACCTCGTTGTGGATACTCCATCCCTCGCTGATCTTCTCGCAAGTGATGTACACCAAGACGTTGTAGGTCTCCCCGTGAACATCAAGGTTGTTACGCTCAAATTGGGTCTCCTCCAGGTCGATGACGATGTAGGGACGGGCTGTTGTTTGACGAGCCTTGACAAGGTGGATGTCCCCGGCTGGAACAAGGTCAGTGAGGTCACTGAACTCAAGCATACGTGCGCGAACGATATGAATCATTTTCCCATCTTTTTTGCAAGACTGTTGAATATACGCCTCATCTTCTCCTTGATGCGACCGGGGATGCCCCGCCGCGTGGATTCCCATGCGGGCTTAATGTACGGTCTTGCTTTACTGCCGTGGTTGATTGTCTTGGTAAAGACCCACCTTCGATTCTTAAAACTGTAGAACCTGAAGTACTTGCCTCCGGGCTTGACCGTCTTGCGCTTCTTCTTTGTGCCAAGTTCGACAAGGTGAGCGTGAAACGCCCGCTTGTTGCTCTTACCCCGAATGGTGGGACCAGTACGCTTACCAATGCGTGAGCCGATGCCCGTAGCCTTCTGATCTACCGTGGTGATGCTGTTGGCAAGAACACCTCTTTTCTTGACCTTGAGTGCGTTGGCAATCATCGCCCGCTTGGTCGGCGCAAGCGCGAAGGAAAGCACTTTCTTCATCTCTGTCCTGCGCTTCTTGACCGAGAGACCATACAGCTTCTTCAAGTCCTTCTCGAACTGCCGAAACTCCGAAGCATCAAACATGATGTTCGGGGCATATTTACCGCTGATCCGAGCCATCAGTCGGTAATGATGTTGGGTTCAAAGTTGTCCCGGCGCAGTGCCAGCACCCTGCTGTATTCAGCTTTGCCGAACTCGTCAACACGGGTGATTTCATAGTAAGTATCGTTGTACTCTACAAGCCAGGTCTCCTTGATTGCGGGACGATACCTTTTGATGTAGAACTCGGTACGGGCTTCGACCACAAGCTGTTTGCCGTGAACCTCCTCACCGATGGTTGACCACTCAATGTCACGACGACGAGCCATACAGGTCAACTGCAACCTGTACCCTGTCACCTCCGTCTCCCCAAAGCTGTTGACAGTGACGGTCGGTGAGTACAGTTTGATCTTCTTGTTGTGGCTCCCAATATTGAACATTAGGTGAATACCTGTTTGCGATACCTGTCCAGCAGGTAACGGCTGTTCATGGGAACCTCAAAGATGCGCTCCTTGCCTACGTCCTGTCGATTCTCATAGTAGTGACCTATGATCATCAAAGCCGCTTGGAACACATAGTGTGGAATGCTTTGGGTGGCAACGTTGAACGTCAGCTTGTACTGATTCAGTTCAGCCGCAGTCGTTGTGCCTGAAGACTTCATCAGCACCCGAAGCGGGGACGTGACGTAGTCTAAAGTGTATGTGGTAGCATCCATAGCCACATATGCGCCGTCTACCAATTGGTACAGCACAGGGGCGTTCTGTCCGGTGGTCGATACGCTGTCACCGTTCCAATGAACCATGACTTCGGGATAGGCGTAATCCCAATACGCATCGTACTGCACCTTGGAGCCGAACTTAACACCACAGTAGTCCTCGATGTAGGACAAGGTGCTGTCCAAGATGCTGTCGATGTACGTGTCGTCGTCATCGAAATCTACACGCAGGTGAACCTTGGCTTCGGCTCTCGACGGGAACTGCCCGGCTGAGAGGTTGCCAGTCACTGTCGGTTTGCCGATCCTGACGTGTGGGTGTTTGAGCATCAGAGTGGGGGTGGGAACCCCGACCCCTGGTCGGAGGGCATTTGCTTGCTTGCCGCCAGGAGCCGGGGATTACCAATCAGTTGTTACGCAACAACAACGTACCGAGCGGAAGCCGCGTGAGCCACATCGCAGTTCGCGTAGTAGTTCATGATCATCCGCGTAATTCCCTCAGCCGCAGAGGTATACGGATCAACAACGAGGTCTGCACCGCCCCAGTAACAGCAGTACACATCGTTCATGTTCACGAGGAAGAACGGCTGGGCATCAGCACTGTTCGTGATAGCCGTAGTACCCGTAGTATCGTACACCTCGTTGTAGATGTTGTTGTCTGCGGCGGTCAAGAGGCTGGACGTAACCTGACTGTGACCGAAAGCCTTGTAGCCCGCAATCGTGCCATCAGCTTGCAACGTGGGGATGCCGCCGTTGGTGACCGCCTGTTG